AAAAGGCTATCTAAAGCCTAATATTAGTATGAATAAAAACAAGCCACAGCTTGTTAATGGTAATACAGAAAACAAGCCCCAGCTTGTATCTAATAGTATGAATAACAAGTCCCAGCTTGTATCACTAAACAAGGTGGAGCTTGTACATAACAACTATAATATAACTAGTAATAGTAATATAAATGAAATTGAAAAGAAAAAGATATGCAACAATTACATGAACATAATACAAAAGCACTATGGAAGAGCTTGGAGCTATGACCTAAGACAAGTCGAATTAGCTGGCGATGTATTGAGAGCTGGATATACTATTGATAGCTTTAATAGTGATGCTAATGGATTAGTTGAATGGTCAAAGAGAAACAATAAACAACCACCTCAATCCTTACAGTACTTCGTAGCACGTAGAACCAACAGTCAGAAGCCAAAGGAAGCCATAGACATTGTTAAACAAATGGCTGGAAAGATGAAGCTATGATATTATTGTACAAACTCTGTACGTTCCTACAAAGATTATACATGGCTGTCAGTCTAAAAATAAATCGTGGGCAAAAAGTGACTATAGGGGGGGATGGTCGTGGTCTATCGTGGGGGTATCTCACAAAAATATTTTCTAATATTCCATTAAACAAAAAACAGGAGATTAAAACATGGAACTAAAAGCAAAACCTTACGATGTTGTACAGGGAACTAAGTATTTTAAGGATGGCGAGGATAAAACTAGGTGGCAAAAGATGGGAGTTGCCTTTGAAAAGGATGGTAAAATCACTTCAGTTAAGCTTGAAGCCTTACCAATTCCCAATAAAGATGGGGAAATATGGCTGAATATCTTTGAGCAAAAGCCTAGAGAGGTTAATGGGATGCCTGTAAACAACAGTAATCCTTCTGAAGATGAAGTTCCTTTCTAGATATGGCTAAAGTAACTCCTAGCATAGGTCGTTTTGGTGGCATAGGAGCTATTACAAAGCGATTAAAAGGATCTCGTTTGATATATGACAACCGAGATCAACTTGCTTTGGCGATGCTTGAGATGGCTTCAACAAATATAACCGATGTTATTGAATGGAAGGGAGAAGAAGTTAAGATCAAGGAGATGAAAGACATCCCAGAAACTTCATTAAATGCAATTAAAAAGATCAAAGTAACTCCAACTAAGGCTGGAAATATGATTGAGGTTGAGCTTTACGATAAGGTTCGGCTAATGCAGATCTTGGCTAAGAGTGCTGGTCTTTTAGATGAGGAGAAAGAAGTTGATAAACCAGCAGTCGTTAACATTGAGATGGTCATGCCAGATGATAAATCAAAATGATGAAGATATTTTTGAAGATTACCCTCAAGAGTTTATTGAGAAGATGGATAATTTAAAGGGAAAGACTAAGACAGTTTCGGTTTATGAACATTCCAGAAATGGTTATGACCAGATCGAAAGTCCCAAAGGTGTTGATTGTGAGTACGACATGGAAAGGAAGAAAAAAAATGATAAATCAAAAAAGTGATCCTATAACTCCAGCGACTTTGAAATGGGATTTTAGCCAAAGTCCTACTGTTGCAAAGTTTATGAAATCTAATGCTTTTGTTCGTGGGATAATGGGAGCTGTGGGATCTGGCAAATCTTATGCTTGTTGTGCTGAAATCTTTAGAAGAGCCATTGAGCAGAAGCCAAGTCCTAGAGATAATATCAGATACACCAGATGGGCAATTGTTAGAAACAGTTATCCCATGCTCAAAACAACTACGTTAAAAACATGGCTTGAATTATTCCCAGAACATATCTGGGGAAATGTTCATCACTCCCCTCCTATAACTCATCACATAAAATTACCAGCTAGAGGAGATGCTTCTGGTATAGATTGTGAGGTTATGTTCTTAGCATTAGATCAACCCAAAGACATTCGCAAATTGCTAAGTTTAGAGATTTCTGGGGCTTTCGTAAATGAAGCAAAGACCTTACCAAAAGCTGTTATAGATGGCTTGAGCCATAGAGTTGGAAGGTATCCGACTAAGGCTGATGGTGGCTGTACTTGGCGAGGAATTATTATGGATAGTAACCCAATGTCAGATGATGAATGGTGGTATCGACTAGCCGAAAAAGAAACTCCCAAAGGAAGATTTAAATGGGAATTTTTTAAACAACCACCAGCAGTATTTGAAGTTCCTGTTGATGAATTACCAGACGATATGCCAGAAGCTCAAGGCTATCAATTTGTAGCTGGTCGGTGGTGGCTTCCTAATCCTAAAGCTGAAAACCTTAATAATCTTCCAGATGGATATTATGATCAGCTCTTAGGTGGTAAAAACCTCGATTGGATTAGGTGCTATGCACAAGGTCAATATACGTTTGTTCAAGAAGGCAGACCAGTATGGACTGAATATAATGATGAGATGATGGCTGGTAGTTTAGAAATAGATCCTACTGTTCCCATCCAGATTGGATTAGACTTTGGATTAACTCCTGCTGGTGTTTTTGGGCAGAAACTTAAAAATGGTCGATGGCATATTTTACATGAAATTGTAACTGAAGAAATGGGACTTGAACGATTTTGTCATATTTTAAAATCAGAAATTGAACTTAGGTTTAAAGGTTGTGAGATTGCGATATGGGGAGATCCTGCTGGTTCACAAAGGGATGCAATCTTTGAAAGTACTTCTTTTCAGCATTTAAAAACTCATGGACTGATAGCACAGCCGACAGCCACAAATGATTTTAGAACTCGAAGGGAAGCTGTAGCTATTCCTATGGGAAGATTAATTGATGGCAAAGCTGGGTTTTTAATTGATAAAAAATGTGTGAAGTTAAGAAAAGCTTTAGCTGGTGGATATCATTTTAGAAGAGTTTCGGTTGGAGCTGGACAGGAAAGATTTAAAGACGTTCCAATGAAAGACATGCACTCGCATTGTGCCGATGCATTGCAATATTGTTTACTCGGATCTGAACATAGGATTATGACAAAGCGACCTACTTCATTTAATAATTTTAAACCAACGATTGTTAAAACATTGGACTTCGATGTTTTCGCTTCCTAGATTAAATCGAAAATTAAAACTCGATTATCCAAATGATAAGATAGTAAACTTTCATCCTATGCATTTAGATATGATTGATTTGAATGAGTATGATCAAGCCAATCTTTTAGAAAATAAAAATAATCTTCATAAACTTTATCAGTTTGCACAAGCTGGTTTAGGTCTTACTGCAATTTCTGGAAATAGGATCTATGCCATCTTTGGTATTTGGGACTTATGGGATGGAGTTTCAGAAGCTTGGTTAATTCCTTCCAATGAAATATCCAGAAAAACTTTAAAATTTCATAGAGTGGCTCTTAGGTTTTTTGAGTATTATGCCAACGTAAAAGGCACAAAAAGAATACAATTTACAGTAAGTACACTCAACGTACAAGCTGACAGATGGGCGAAAAGATGTCATTTTAATAAAGAAGCTGAAATGAAACATTATGGCTTAAAAGGCGAAAACTATTATTTATATGCGAGGATATTCTAATGGGAAGTATTTTTGGAGGAAGTTCAAAGCCACCACCACCAGACACATCAGATATTGATGCAAGAGAAAGCAAACTTGAACGTCAAGAAAATGATGAAAAAAGAAAGATAGCTTCTCGTTCAAAAGCTAGAAGAGCTGGTGGATCTAATATGTTAATGACACAGAGAGAAGGTGGATCGGCTGTCGGCAATGAGCCAATAGGAGATCAAAAAACTCTAGGTTATGCCAGAAATTCAAGAAATGTCTAAAAAAGAATTTATTCGTAATCCTAAATTTAAAGAAGATCCTATTCCAGAAGAAGAGCCTTCTGAAGAAAAAGAAGGTGGAGAATAATTTATGGCTGAACTTTCTGTAAGCGAGATTAAGAAAAGATTTAAAAATGCTGAAGCTGAAAAAGAGCAATGGCGATCTATCTATGAAGAAGCTTATGAATACTGCCTACCAATGAGAAATCTTTACGATGGGTATTACGATGGTAATGCTGTCGGTCAAGATAAGATGAAAAGAATTTTTGATAGTACAGCCATTCATTCTACATCACGATTTGCCAATCGCATCCAAAGTGCATTGTTTCCCCCACAAAGATCGTGGTGTAGATTGACTTCTGGTTCTGATATTCCCCCAGAACGTCAAGTTGAAGTCGGACAAATTCTTGATGATTATAATGAAAAGATGTTTAGCATTATGAATCAAAGTGGCTTTGACTTGGCTATGGGAGAATTTCTACTTGATCTAGCTATTGGAACATCTGTCATGCTGATACAGGCTGGAGATGAAACAACTCCAATCAGATACACAGCAGTTCCTTCATACCAGATTTGTTTTGAAGAAGGAGCTAATGGAACTGTCGATACTGTTTACAGAAAAATGAAAAGACCATTTGATGTAATTATAAAAGAGTTTCCAGATGCAAAAATTCCTAAAGAAGTTTCAGATAAATATTTAGATGATCCTTCAAAAAAAGTAGAATTATTAGAAGCAACCTATACCAAAGATGGTTTTATTTATTATTGTGTATCGACTATGGAAGGAGATCATAAACTAGTTTCTAGAACTCTTAAAGGTATGCCATTTGTGATTAGCCGATATATGGTGGCTAGTAATGAAAAATATGGGCGAGGTGTTGCATTAATGGCATTACCAGATATTAAAACTTTAAATAAGGTTACAGAATTAACTCTAAAAAATGCATCAATTTCCATTGGTGGTGTTTTCACAGCAGTAGATGATGGTGTGCTAAATCCACAGACTATCTCAATCCAAGCTGGATCTGTGATTGGAGTATCTTCTAATGGTGGAGCAAGAGGAGCTTCCCTAGCTCCCTTACCTCGTTCTGGCGATGCTAATATGTCCCAGATCCTCACAAATGATCTACGAGCTAATATTAAAAGAATGATGTTAGATGATGAAATTGCTCCAGAAAATATGTCTGCTAGAACTGCAATAGAAATACAACATAAGATTAGTTCTCTTTCTGAAAACATGGGAGCTTCATTTGGCAGACTTATTTCTGAAACAATGACACCAATTGTAAGAAGAACTTTAGAGCTAATGGATGAGCTGGGAATAATTGAACTTCCCCTAAAGGTAGATGGACTACAAGTAAAGATTGTTCCTATATCTCCTCTGGCTATGGCTTCCAATAAAGATAAAGTAAATGACGTTTTAACCTTTTTACAAATGACACAGCAAATGGGAGTTGTTGGTGGTTCATTGTTAAAAATGGATGCTGTCGGAGATTATATTGCAGATCATCTTGGTATTCCTTCTTCATTGAGAACAACACCAGAAGAACGTCAACAAATTATGCAACAGACAATGGAACTTGCTCAACAACAAATGGAACAGCAACAAGGACAAATGCCACCAGAGCAACCTCAAGAACAACCAGTAGGATAACTAGAAAAGGAAAAGCTTATGCCAATGGGTAAAGGGACTTATGGAAAAACTAAAGGTAGACCACCTAAAAAAACTGGAATGACTACCAAGCAAAAAACATTGCCTGTATCAATACAGAAAAAAATAATTAAAAAGAAAAAATAATGGCTAATCAATCTGAAAAAATACGATCAATTAATGCTATTGGTTGGGATGGAGTTAATTCTACAGTTCAGCCTTTTAAAAATAAAACTGAACAATCTGATTTAGATATTTCTTTTGCTCAATGCTTCCAGACTGAAGCTGGACAGAATGTTTTAAAATATTTTGAAAAAATTTATTTAGATCAACCAGCATGGATACCTTCAGCAGATCCTAGTTATGGCTATGCAAGAGAAGGACAAAATTCAGTAATCAGAGAAATAAAGCAAAGGATAAGGAGAACCTATGGCTGAACCAGAGCAACAAGCAGAACAGACTAATCAACCACCTCAAGGATTAATGGCAACAGTAGAGGTTGAAAATGAAACAAATCAAGATCCAGAGAATATTAATGAGAGTAATATCTCACATACTGAAAGTGCTGAAACTGCGAAAGAAATTGCAGACAGACCAGAGCATATCCCAGAGAAATTTTGGGATTCCAAAGAAGGAAAAATTAGGGACAAAGAAGCCTTCAAGTCATTATCGGAACTTGAAAAAAACTTCTCGCAAGGCAAACACAAAGTCCCAGAACAGTATGACACAGAAGCCTTAACGTCTAAAGGTTATGATGTCGAAGATCCAATGGTTAAAACTTATGTTGATTGGGCAAAAGCTAATGGTGTTAATCAAAAAGGCTTTGAAGATTTAGCTAATCAAATCATAGGTTTATCTGGAGAAACTAAACAAAACTATGAATTTGAAGAAAAGGCTGAATTAGAAAAACTAGGAAATAATGCAGAAGCTATTATTAAATCTAATAAACAATGGGCAAATGGCTTAGTTAATAAAGGTCAGCTTACAGAAGAAGAAAGATCTGAAATAGATGTTTTAGGTTATACTGCTTCTGGTCAAAGAACTCTTCAAAAGCTTAGAGCTATGATGGGAGATACAAGACAAATTCCTATTGGAGAAACATCTTCTTCTAAAGAAAGTGAACCAGAGTTTTCAGTTAGAATGTCTACTATGATGGCTGATCCTAAATATGGAAATGATCCATCTTTTACTCGAAGTGTTGAGCAAGAGTATGAAAAAAGATATCCTAGCAAATCTGGTTAATCTCTATAAGGTACTTTAACTCTTTACAAGGCACAGCTTGTACTGTAAATTTTAAAATAATCTATAACCTATTTTCTATAGGCAGATTTGGTTTATGTAAAAACATACGTTGCAGAACGTAATCTGTAGCCAAAGGCTGGATTTATCCAACAACCTAGATGGTGTTCATTTTTTAACTTATACAGGAGTTGATTATGTCAACAAATCTATCTCCAGCTTTCGTGCAATTATTTGATGCAGAGGTCAAACAAGCCTATCAAGGTACTTCAATGCTTCAAGGAATAGTTCGTACTAGAACTGGTGTCGAGGGATCGACAGTAAATTTTCCCACCATTGGTAAAGGATCTGCGACAGTTCGCACTCCAAGCACCGATGTAATCCCCTTAAACACCAGTTTTGCATCTGTAGCTTGTAGTCTTACAGACTATGTTGCTTCAGAGTATTCTGATATGTTTAACCAACAAAAAGTAAATTTTTCAGAGAGATCTGAACTTGCAACTGTAGTTGGGTCGGCAATCGGTAGAAGGCAAGACCAAATTATCCTAGATGCATTACTATCTGCTTCTGCTGGATCTTCAGTAGCTAATTCTGTAGTTACCACAGGTTCGGCAACTGCTAGTGGGCTTTCGGTTGGAAAAATCATAAAGGCATCTGAACTGATGAACATTAAAAATGTTCCAGCAACAGATCGCCATATGGTTATTCATGCTTCTGGTCTAGCATCTTTACTAGCTGATGAAAGAGCAATTAGTGCAGACTATGCTTCACTAAAAGCTTTGACACAAGGTAGTGGGCAAATCGGAGAGTTCATGGGATTTACAATCCATGTATTAGGAGATCGTGACGAAGGTGGTCTTACTAAGGATGGAAGTAATGATAGAACAAACTTTGCTTTTCACAAGTCTGCTGTGGGTTGTGCTGTCGGTATAGCTCCTAAGACTGAAATTAACTATATCCCAGAAAAAACTTCATTCTTAGTAACTGCAATGCTCTCAATGGGTGCTGTTGCTATCGATGTTGATGGTATCTGTGATATTATAACAAGGGAGGCTTAATCATGGCTTTTTCAAGAGATGGATGGAATCCTATTGGTGGTCACTCCAAAAAAGGTTCAGCTCCCCAGATCTTCTCATACACTTCAACAGATAGTGTAGCCGATGCAAATACTGCTGGCTATTTCAATGCTGTTTCAGATGAAGTCGCTGTGGGAGATATGATCTTTGCTAACACCTCAACTGGTGGAACTTTAGTCGCAACATTACTTTATGTTTTGACTAATGCTTCTGGAGTTGTCGATGTGAATAATGGAACTACGTTAGCAAATACAGATGGCGATTAATCTGTATTAAAACAATTAGTTAGAAGCATATATTAATGTGTGCTTCTAACATTTAAATTTGGAGAGATAGATGGCATCTGGAGATACAGAAGTAAGGATATGTAACAAAGCTCTTTTGCTTTTAGGTGCTGAAAGCATAAATTCTTTTACTGATGGATCTACTGCTGGAAATGCTTGCTCATTAATTTACCCAGACGTTAAAGCGACAACTCTAGGGATGTATGCTTGGTCATTTACGATAGGTAAAAAAGAATTAAATAGAGATGTAGAAACTCCTAATTCTGAATGGTCTTATCAATTCACTATGCCTAATGATATGCTTACTGGAGTTCCCAGAGCAGTCAGAGCTAGTTCAAGTGCTGGAAGTCCAACTATTACAACTTGGGAAATAGGAACTACTCTAGGTGGTTATACAGCCTTATTAACTAATCAGACAACAATATTCATAGATTACCAAAGAAGTGTAGAAGAAGGAAATATGCCTTCTTATTTTACACAATTATTAACTTATCAACTGGCTTGGCATTTAGCCGAAGTGATGACAGATCAAACAGCTAAATCTGAATACTGGAGAGGTGTAGCATTAGGAATACAAGTTGAAGGATATCGTGGTGGCTTTTTTAGACAGGCAGTAAACATTGATAGTGCTGGTCAAACTCCTTCTGTGATACAGGACTATTTATTAACTGATGTGAGATAAGATGAGTAGATTACAACAATATCAATCTAACTTTTCATTAGGAGCAATAGATCCCCTACTTCGTGGTCGAATAGATTTACAACAATATTATTCAGCTTTAGAAACAGCTAAGAATGTTTTGATTGAACCTCAAGGGGGATTTAGT